GGTATGCTACGCCACGGGCCTCACCAATGCGGCCATCGCCCAGACGCTACGAAGCGAGGAGATAGGCAAGGCCATGATAGTTGCCGACTCCGCCGAACCCAAGTCCATCGACGAGATTCACGGCCACGGCTTCAACATCCACCCCGCAAGGAAGGGGCCGGACTCCGTGCGGGCAGGTATCGACTTCCTCCGCTCGCGTCCCCTCTTCATCACCGAGCGAAGCGTCAACGGCATCAAAGAGCTCCGCAACTACAAGTACAAGGAAGACAAGAACGGGCGGCACCTGAACGAACCCGTGGATGCCTTCAACCACTTCATCGACGCGAGCCGCTACGCCATCACATGGAACCAGACGAATCCCAACTTCGGGAAATATGCCCTCGGATAACTTCAGAAAACACCCTCCCATGAGTTATAAGAATATGGAGCTTCGCTTGCCCGCCCACTATGCCGACCTCACCCTTCGCCATCTCATGGCCTTGGAATCGGAGACCGACCCTGTCAAGCGGGTTTCGGCGGTCACAGGCGTTCCTACCACCAAGCTGCGAGAGATGCCCCACAAGCTCGTCACCGAAGCCGACGCGCACCTCTCGTACCTCCTGACCAAGGAGCACGCCCAGCACAAGGAAGTCATCGAACTGCGAGGCATCAAATACGGCTTCATCCCGAACTGGGAGGAGTTTACGACGGGCGAATGGATTGACATGGAAGAGTGTACGACCGACTTCTGGAAGCACGCGCACAAAGCCATGAGCATCCTCTACCGACCCGTGGACAGGAAGTGGGGCGACAAGTACACAATCCTGCCGTACACGGCGAAGGAGGACAAAGACGTCTTTCTCGATATGCCCGCGCCGCTCGTGTCGGGTGCCCTCCTTTTTTTTTGGACTACCGAAACAGAACTGCTGAACACTTTGCGGTCCTCTTTGATTCAAAAGACGAGGGAGGCGATGAGTTTGCTAACAAGTGGGGATGGTATCCCGTCCTCTACTCCTTGGCTGGCGAAAACTATCTCCAAATGGATGCGGTCACGGCTTCGCCCATCGGACACCTATTCACCCACCTCGCCTTCCTGAAGGACCTCGACCACAAGCGTAAAGCATGATAACCTACAACAACATCGTCCAACGGTTCGAGACCTTCTGCTCCTCGCACCCTATGATTGAGACGTTCTCCCACGGGAGCCCTGCCGACGTGGACCTCGAGAAGTTCGAACGCTACCCGCTCGTGCATCTCGTATATACGGGAGCGGACTACAACACCGAACGCACCAAGACGTACAACCTCGAGGTCTACATCTTGACCCTTCCCCCCAGCGCGACGGACAAGGTCGACTATCAAAAAGAGTCATTCAGCGACTCCGAGCAGATTGCCGAAGACATCCTCGCCGACATCCAGACGGGGGGCATCATCTTCACGTTCGGCTACAACTACGACGTAACTTCGGCCAGCGTCACCCCCCTCGAAGAAACCACCTCCAATGTCTTGGCAGGGTGTCTCCTCGACATCGCCATCGCGGTGCCCTACACCTACGACTCCTGCAACACACCACTCTCATGAACAACTGGAAACTCCGACATAGCTTCACGGGCAACGCCACGTCCGACGTACAGACGGTCAACGGATACCTTGCCTCGGGTGAGGACAACGACTTCGCGGTGACGGTCGTCCCCGACGGGAAGGAATATGCCGCCCCTCTCTTCATCCCACGGACGAACCTTGTGCCAAATAGTGAAAACCTTGAAGACGTTGCTTGGAACAAAACTCGTTGTACCATAGATGACAACGATACAACAGGTCCAACAGGCGTTGTCAATGGGTCCAAGATGACATCGACCGACTCTCCGGAATCGTACATTCAAGACGTTCTAACAACTACACAAACCAAGGTTGCTTGGAGTTTTTGGGCGAAAAAAGGTGACCTCGACTACGTTCACGGATTGTTGTGGGATACGTCAGCCAACGGATGTCGGCAATGGTTCAATGTAAGCACAGGAGCAGTCGGTGGTGCGACATCCTTCGGCTCTGGATATTCGGTTGATTCCGCATCCATCAAGGACTACGGCAATGGCTGGTACCGCTGTGTTATGATAGTCAACTGTTCCGTAGGCGACCAAGGTTGCCGTGTCAGTATCTCGGACGGCAATACTTCGACAACGAGCGCGACAAATTCATACGGCTACTTCTACGGCTTGCAATTAGAAGACGCCAGCGTAGCCACCGAATACATCCCCACCAACGGCTCGGCCGTGACGCGCGACTGGAGTGCCTTCGGACGAGTTCAAAACCAAGTGCTCGGCATCAGCAACGGAACCCACACCCATACGGGCGCGGCATCGGGGTCGGGCATCGCCGCCACCACCATCACAGGATCCGGCTCGGGTGCCACCTTCGCCTACGACTTCGACACGCTCGGAGTCCTCACGACGCTCACCGCCGATGGAGCGGGGTCAGGGTACAAGGTCGGGGACAAGCTGTCCATCGACACGACGGAAGGCCATACCATCGAGTTCCGACTCGTAGAGGGAAGCAATGCTTCCACGGTGTCGGTCAGCATGGGAGCAGCCAAGCCCAACAAGCCCATCCCGTTCCCTGTCTCCAAGATGCGCGTGGAGGGTCTCACCGACCGCACGGTCTTGTTCATGGATGAGCGTAGCCGCTACGTCTTCCCGAAGCCTACGCCCTACCTCTTGGACACCTACGAGGGAGCGGCGGCCGCCTATTCTCTGCGCCGCCTGCGGTCGTCATATACGGGGCCTGCGGTGCGTGTGCGGAGGGCTTCGAACAACGACGAGCTCGACATCTACTTTAACCGCGACGGGTCGTTGGATACGGCCACGCTGGAGACGTTCTGCGGAGGTACCGACGGCTTCGTGAAGGTATGGTACGACCAAGGGCAGGGGGGCAATGACGCGACGCAGGCGACGACGGCGAGCCAGCCGCAGATTTATGACAGTTCGGACGGTGTGATTGAGGAAGGGAGCGCAGGAAACGAACAGCCTGCGCTAAGCTTTGTTCCCTTCGACAATTTCCCCTTTGACAACTCAGGACTCGACATCGGTTCGATGTCTTCGTTTACGGTTGGCACGTTCACCAATACTTCGGGCAGCCAAATGATGCTCGGATTGAGTGGCGGTGTAGCTAATAAAAGATGGTACGCGCCATATTTGGTTTCTGGCAATTTCAACTACGGATACGGGGCGCAAGCGACCTACATGAACACCCCAGCCGACACCAACCAGAACTTGCACACGCTCATCGCTGGAAGCACTTTAGGAGGTATTGAAGCATTCTTAAACTCCTCAAGCGTTGGCACTCAAGCAACATTGGTGAGCGGAATAGATCTCACAAATAGTGGGATTATGAAGTTGGGAACCGCTTTCTACACAAATGGAAACTTGCAGGAGGTCATCGTCTACGACAGCGACCAATCGGCGAACCGCCAAGGCATCGAGGACAACATCAACGAGCACTACGGCATCTACGAGTTCAGCGGCCTCCTCGACGACTATTCCGGAGCCGCCGCCGCCTACTCCCTGCGTCGTCTCTCTTCGACTTATACAGGCCCGGCCATTCGCGTGGTGAAGCACGACGTAGGATACCCCGAGATTGACATCCCCTTCGAGGACGATGGCACGCTGTCGGTGGTTTTGTTGGAGGCTTTTGCCGACGGTTACGACGCGACGGTCAAGGTGTGGTACGACCAGAGTGGCGGGTCGAACGATGCGGAGCAAAGCACGCTCGCAAACCAACCCAAGATTGTGAACGCGGGCACGGTCATCTACGAGAACGCATTGCCTGCGGTGGAATTTGATGGCTCTGCCGACTTTATGGACCTCACAGGCTTAACTAATGCCGCAAGCGATTACAGCTTTTTCAGCGTCACCAAAAGCAATGTCGCACTCGCTAATGCTTGGACGATTGATTCACAAAGCGGCCGAGTAATTTTTGATGGACGTGGAAGTGCATTGGGGCCATATTATGACGGCTCATGGAGAGGAACGGCGCACAATAGCACCGTACAACAACTGAACGCCATTTTTGCCATTGCGCCAAGTAGCGGCACAAGCTATCTCAACGGGTCAGTCATTAACACGGGGTTGGCCTATACTCAAAAAGCCATCGGGGGAACCGTTCGGCTCGGACGAAATTCTGTTGCCTCGACCAATCTTTGGAATGGAACAATGCAGGAAATTGTCTTGTATGCATCGGACCAAACCAGCAACCGAACGGCCATCGAAACCAACGTCAACGACTTCTACAGCATCTACCCATGAGCTATATCATAACCCTCCCCAACGACGAACTCACGTCGCAAGAGCGCGCCCAACTCATCACGCGCGAACTCTACAACATCACCGCACCCGAAGCGAAGCAACACGACTACCAAGCCGATGGAACCGTCTTCGGTGTCATCGCACATCCTGACGGCGACCAGCACGCCCTACAGGTAGATCTCGACTTTGTCATCTACTGCTCTCCCGACGTAGACCTCACGCGCCTCGTGAGTGCGTTCCCCGAAGTGCCCGCCGAAGAGAAGGCAGGACTCGAAGCACTCATCGAGAACAACACGAGCATCACCTTCGGACAAATCATTCCGAGCACGGCCACCGTACGCGACTACCAATACATGGTCGACCACGGCTGGTTCCCTGAACCCGAAACCCTCTAAACTCCACACATGGAATTCTTCATCGAACACTGGGCCGAAATCGCCCTCGCCGTAATCACCGCCGCAGGTACCATCACGGCCATCACCGAAACGGAAGCTGACGACCGTATCGTCGACCTC